CAGTCTCACTCGAACTATTTGACCCTTGCAAGAATTCACGATCAAGGAATGATCCCCTATTATAAAAACTCGTAGGCTCTGGAACCTGATAATCAATCAATATGGTAAAAGCATTGTATAAAGTTTCATAGTCAATAATGTTTCTATTTACGAATGATGATCTATTAAGAAAATTTGAGATCGTATAATTTTCGATTATCGTAGACTCTCCACGAATAAGGAGAGCGTCTACTAATCTTTTTAATGCTTCTTTATTAGACTTGTTATTTATGATTTTTACTCTGGCCCTGTAGCTTGAAAGATTTTCATTGCTTAATCTATCAATGCTTCTTTCTTCCCCATGAAGTGCAACATATTCTTCTTGTGCCGTATCAATAAAAGTGTCCGATTTTTTTAGTTCAAGTTTTTCTTGTTGCTTCGACATAACGAGAGCGACAGAATCCATGATAACAGAAACGCCACTATCATTACTTACCCACTTTGGGACAAGTCCTTTTATTTTTGCAAACCACTGTTCTTTAGAAAGTGCCATTATTGTAAACTCACTGTTCCTGCGATCAATTTTGTTCCGATTGCCCCTGCTACGTTTCCAGATGGAACGCTTGTTGAGAAAGTCGTAATGTCGTCTGTTCCACTAGGCCCAAAAATAGAAAGGATATAGGCGTTTGCCGTTGGCTTGTTAAAGCCTGATCCAATAGCTATTTTGTCGTTAATGTAAATTGCCATTTGCTCTTTAATCATACTTAAATCAGATTGAAGAACTGAATAATTAGGGCCTGATGGATTAAGCGTCAAGCTTGCAGTCCAATCAATCGGCGCAGAGATTGCACCCTTTACTATGATCTCAACTCCACAGGCCTTTACAAGAGCAATGGCCTCTTTTACGGCGTTAATTAATTGAGTCGAGCTATTCCCATCTTCATCAGCAACATAAAGAACTGGATAAGGTATCGTAAAATACTTGGCCCCTGCTAGAATCTGACTATTTGCTATGTCGTATTCAATAACAATTTTCTTTTCGATTATTGGAACCGCATAGAATACCCCTGCAACAGCAAGTGCAGTTGACTGAATAGATGCAAGCGTTGCCCCAACAAGAGAAAGAATCTTTTGCTTTAAAAATTCTCTATAATCTGCATCTTCCATTTTATCTTCTCCCCCTGCTGTATTCGCAGAGTTTGAAAATGATATGCTTGAATCTGTTAATGATGATTCGATTACTGTAATTGTTCCTGCGTTTACGACTCCGCTTTTTCCTGCTTCTACGGCCGTGATATTTGCGGAAATTGATAGGCCTGTCATAATTACTTCTGCATCAGTTTTGTATCGAATTTCAATACCGCTTGAATTCTTTTTGGTCTTAACAATCGTGCCTGATGGAATCGTGACGTTCCCTTTTTCAGTAGTCAACCTACTGAAAATACCTGATCCAGTAGCAAAACTGGCTTCTGGCCTGGAGAATGTTTCCCCAAAATGATCTACGGCCAGCTTGTCGAGATCGTCACCTTCGGCAAGGTCAAAATAAGTCTTCATAAATTCTTCGACGATAAGCTCTGACAATTCATTCATACAAGTAGAGATTGCCCCTGCTAGAATATCGTGCATTGATCCTTCATTGAAATCTGAAAACTCCCCTGCTTGGGATTGTACTTCTGCTTTATAAATATCATAAAATTGAGATTGTGTTAGAACTTCTGTGCTCATGTAAAATTCCCTTGGAATGGATCAACCGTTGAAACTACTTCGCCTAATCCAATGGCATCAACCTTATAAGTTATTTCAAACTGAGAATCATTTTCTTGATTCTTTTCAATTAAAACTGATGTGACTTTTTCAACTTGAGGATCAAGTTCAAACTGTTCTTTGATGTCTGATGCAATTTTTCTTTTCGTATCTATGCTTGAGATCTCGCCTTGATAAGTTGCTATGCCAACTCCAAAATTCGGACGATGGCAAAGAGATCCTTTTGCAGTCATAAGTCGCGCGAAAAGACGTTGCTTTAAATTAGCAATACCTGAGATAAGTTCGAGATCTCCAGATGGAGAAGCTTTCACGCCAAATTCAATATCAATGTAAAATCTTGTATCTGTGCTCATGTCACCGTTCCAGTAGTAGAAACAGGGCTACCAATTGCAATGCCTGCTGTGACTGTCCCTGTAGATGCAACAGTTGCGTTTTCATGGATCTCATCAACAACAGCCTGCGCGACAGCATCACAAAATTTTACAAGCATTGCCTGATTATCTGCGGACCCATAGAGTGATTCTATGTTGGCCTTAATTTTTCCAGATAAAGAGGCTTTTGTTATTCCCATTTTTATTTTTCCGTAAAGCTTAAATCAGAAAGTATTTTAGAATCTGATATAGGGCTTTGCTTTAGTGTATCGTACTCTGTTTTTCTGTTCAACAAATCATCCTTCTTTGTAGACTCTCCGACAAGATAGCCTAGGTTTCCCATGTGTAAATGCTCTGAATCGTTTTGAGCATGGTTTTTGTGAATTTCAATGAGATCCTCGCAGAACTTCTTGAATATCTGGCCTAAGACGACATTCTCAGTTGGTTCGACATCACCTCTTGATAAATTTATTCGGGTATCCGATATATTCCAATATTTTTTTCCTGCAATAGTTTTTTTGACGGTATCGCCGTTTAATGCCGCCTGAGGGATCTTATCTGCCCTGCTCGTGAGTCTTTTTATAACATAAGCCTGATCGTCGTCACCTTCAACTTGCGCTATTAAAACCATGTCTTCTTGAACTGGAAAGGTAAACTCCCCTGCCTCAGGGCCAACAGCTTCCCATGACATAGTTGCGACGATCTGCCTTTCCTCTGGAAAGATGGAGGCAAGAATTTTTAAATATGAACGATCTTCTGCCACATAAAGTTTTAAAACTTTTCCTACGCAGATATGAACTGAATCATCCTTGAGGATTTTTTTAATGTCTTCAATCATTGTAGGCTCGAATCAAGGTCAATAAAGTTAATAAAATCTATCTTCATGCTAAACCCGTTATCTTGATCTAGCTCGAAAGAAACTGATCTAGTATAAAAGGCCGTATTAATTCTATCAAGCGACTCTGCAAAAGCGTTGGCCACATTCTCAGGGTATCCACGTTTAAGCAAAAATGCTTTCTTTTCTGATCTGTTAGATTTTTGGTTTAAATGTATGGCCTCTTGAGTAGAGAAAAATATTCTAATGGCCGTACCGTTTCTTATCGCATTGAATTTCACAGGAACATAATTAATCTCGTCTGAGCTTTTAAATCTTTCCTCTGGTACTTCCATTTCAAAAGTTGTGAGAGATCCTTCAATTTGTTGCCTGCTCATTTCTGAGTATATTGATTCGCCTATCTTGATAAGTTGCTCTTTGCTTGTAATGTCCTTTACATTAAATGTAACAAAGTCTGCATCTTTTGGAGGCTCAACTTTTTTTCCATCTTTATCGAATTGAGGAACCGTCACGCGTGGAGCTTTTATATTAGCATCAATCGCTTCCTCTGGGATAAGTGCAACCTCAACTCTCTTTTCTATTTGATTAAACGATATAACTTTTACGTTAAAATCTTTTGATCTTCCAAGCTTTCTTTTAAACTCAATGTCCTTAACATTCTTTCCCCAAACGAATTGCTTTATGTCTTTTTTTTCATAAATGTTTTGTGGCTTTGTAATTACAAATTTATCAAGCTCAATGAACCCAAGTAGTGCCACACGATTAAGGATCTCTTGCATTATATCCCAATAAGTCTCTTTTCTCTTTGGATTCTTTACATTTGTTGATTCGTTAAAATCTGGAGCTATTTTAGATAATGTAGGAAGATCCTCTCCTGTACGATTAACGATTTTTATTCTCTTTGTTGCCTCTTGCTCGTTGATTAAATCTTGAATGATTAAATCAATTGGCTTTGAAAGAGATATAGGGGATCTATCAGGCCTTTTTTGGTCAATAAAAAGAGAAGTGTAATCCCTTCCTTCAATAGAAACAGTGTTTGAATCTGTATCAAACTTAATACTTGATTCATCAGCAAAACCGATGAATACAGTATTTTGCTCTGATGGGATTATCTTCTGCCTGTCCGTTCCTTCCTTAGATTCTTTCTTTACGTTCTCCATAAAAACGGTTATCCCACAGGCCCTTATACACCTTGGATCAAAAGGGAATGATGAATGATCTATTGAAAGCTTCACTGTATCGGCTTCTGAATAATCGTTCATCTCAACTATTACGTTTTTACAATGAATATCAACTATTGATTCTTTATCAAGAACTTCATTTTTTTGTCCGAAGTTTTCCCATCTGACATTTAATTTAACAGATGCCTGAGGATAATAAATGCTCATAGTTTTGGGATCTCCAAAAGAGATCCAGATTTAAGATCTGTGCTTGTTAGTTTGTTGTAGTCATAAATCTTTTTCCAACTATCTTGAGTGCCATAAAACTTGATAGATATTTTCTGTAAAGTATCGCCTTGTTTTACAATGTGCCTTGATGCAGGAGCATTGGGTGTAAGCTTTGTTAATTGTTTTCTAAGCGTTTCAAGGCTTGCAATTGTCAAAGCTGAATTTCTTATCTCTGAATTATAATACTTTGCATTTGTGTATTTTCCACTAAGTGCCTGTCCACTATTAAATGGATCTATAGAACCAATAAAATCAGAATAGGCCCTTAGTTTTTGTTGGGCGTGGTTAATTAATCCCTTGGCCCTTGTTACGCTTTTCTGAACGTCGTTATAAGTTGAGATGATTGTATCAACAAAACCAGTGACTGTATTCAATGCCCCTGCTACTGCTCCAGTAAGTGCGTTTAATGTTTCTCCGATAGATCTCGAAACACTATCAGGATAATTTGATTTCTTTGTGTTGAACTCAAAAGCTTTATTGATTAAATCTTGGTTAATCTTCTTAGGAAGTTCTTTAGTGTCGTTTATAAATCTTGCATTTTGAGGATATTTTCTTCCAATAACAATGAAGGTTAAGTTGTAAGTAATATCTGGCATTGTATTCAAATCAAATTTTGTTTTAAACAAAAGGCAATAACGGACATATTCGCCAAGTTGGATCTTAACGATATTTCCTCTTTCTCTGATGTTTTCGATTTCCTCTCGAATAATATCAGGAACGGCCCTATATTCTTGAGTTTTATATTTTTTTGATTTTAGCTTTCCCTTAATTACAATATCGTCTTCTTCTGATCCTAGTACATGAACAACAGGCTCATTTGATCCTGCATAATAATCTTTTTTTATTCTATGTCCTCCTCCAGTAGTGAAGGGGATCTCTGGAGTCATATTTCCAGATAGAGTTATTTTTTTACCAACTTTTCCATCTGCTGATAAAATCTCAGTAATTAAAAAACCTTCTGGAAAATCATTTTCAATAAAAGGGATATAGACTTTCTTCTTTAGGAAGGAAGGATTTTTAATCTCATTTTGAATGTTTGAAACAGAGTCTAACATTCCCATATTATGTAACCGCCTTTGCATTCATCCCTGCCACAGAATTTGATCTTGCCTTTGTTCTATTCATGGATGATTTTTCAAGTTGATCTTTTATCGTGAAAGCGATCCTATCAGGCTGTAGAACTTCTTTAAAGTTATTCTGCATTTTTACATCGTAGTTATTAACTTGTGATGAAACTTTTTGATTCTCAAGTCCACCTTCTGTTAATGGTGTCTGCGCTCTTGAAAATGATTTCATAAATTCATAATCAAATTCTTTCATAGCTTCGCCGAAAGGATTCTCTAAGGCACCCATTGCCGATTTAAAATTACCGCTTTTAAGTCCTTCAAAAAGTATGCTTATGCTTTCTACGATTGAATAAAAGAATCCAGATATAGCGTTTACTAATCCTCTTAAAATACTCCATCCATAAAGCATAGAGTCTGCAAAGAATTTAAAAGCATCAGCGAAACTTCCAAGCAAGCTTACACTAGAATCAAGTGCGTCTGTTCCGCCTAAAATTCCATGAAAAAATAATTCTTCAAACCCTTTTATCAAGTCTTGAATAGGAGTGAATAAAACATAAATTCCATCAGCGAGCTTTGTTCCTATCTTCGCGAATGTGACTGCATTTTCTGCGGCCCATTGAAAAAGCTCAACTTGTGCCCTTGCTACTGCTCTCGTAAATCCTTGAAGAGGAATCAACAGAATTGCGAAAAGTCCTGCCATTCTTCCCAGTGTCAAAAAAGTGACTTTCATCAACTTTCCAAAAGTATCGACAGCACCAAAAGCAGTAAGGTCAAATATCCCAATAAATCCCTTTATCATTTTCCCAATAAGAGGGAATCTGAAAATCCCTTCATATAGTGCAAGTAATGGCCTTGCAATGCTTCCTATAATTGGAACCCCTGCAAGAGATTTTAAAATGTCCTGCAAGTGAAATAAAGCAACAGTCATGGAAACTATACTAGCGGATCTTGAAACGTCTCTAGATAGGTTTTTTGCCTGCATAGCATCTACAAACATTTTCTCAGGTTCATCAATAAAAAATTTATTAAGATAGGCCGAAAATATTTTTACAATATCTCTTCCCTTCGTATTGATCCAAGTTATCCCTGAGACAAATATCTTTTGAATGATTGGCATTAGAATGTCGCCCAATGGCCTTAAAACTGAGTTTATGCCGACGAAAGTATCTTTTAGGATCTGGAACATTCCGTCCATAGTCTTCGCTCTCAACTCAAGGATATTAATATTTTTCGTAAACTTACCCATAGACTCGTTTAAGATAGTTAATCTTTTCGCCGCGTCCATTGCATTAAATTGCTTTGAAGATGAAGTGTCTGTGACTCCGTTCTTTTTAAATATCTCTGGAGCTTCTGAAATTAATCTTCTAAAGAGAGTGTCACCCATAGAGGCTTGACCACCGATTGAACGTGTTAGCTGGCCTTGCACTTCTGATGGATCAACTCCAAGGATGGAAGATGATTTTAAAAGGTTTCTTCCTAAAGTTCTTGCCATTTCAAAGTTTGTTCCTGCAAGTCCTTCTGGTACAAGCATAGCGGCCATATTTTTAGTTGTGTTATAAAGTTCATCAGTTGAAATGCCGTATGTCCTAGCGTCTGATGCAATGTCTTGAAGGATCTTTGCTGATGTCATCATCTTATCGTTCATCGTTTCGATTGTGCCAGTAAGATGAGAAGCGTTTGCATCTATGATCTGAACAAAGCTTAATTGTGCGTTTGTATACTTACTAGATGCGCCTATTGAGCTTTGAATAAGCCCCATGATCCCTGCCTGCGCTCCTGTCATTGAAAGGATCATGTTAATTCCAGTGGCCTTTAATGACTGCATTGCTCCGTCTACTGATTGCGAAAGTCCTTCGACTTTATCTTTTAATTTCTCTGTTCCAAGGATGGCCCCTGCAACATCAAATCTAAACTCAGAGACAACAGTATAAACATTCATTTTTGACCACCAGATTCTTCGCCTAAAATTTCATTCAATCTTTCACAGTAAACTTGAAATTGATAAACGGTCATTGACCTAATCTCTTCAAGTGAAATATTCGAATATCTTTTACACCAAGCTATTTGCCTCCAATAGTCACGAACTCTGGAGTCATTGTTTCGTTTCCCTCGTCTTCACCTAGAACTAATCTAACAGCTTTTAGAGCTTGATTGTATTCTTTGAACGTAAGAAAGTTATCTAATGTTTCTTTTTCTATCATTGATAATTCGTGATCTGCTATTTTTACAAGAAGTCTTTTAAGCATTTCTTTTTGAAGTAAAATTCCAGTGTGAATCTGATTATCAGGAGATGCTTTTTTCCCTACTATCTTTGCCGCTTCTTCGGTATCTCCGATTGATGGCTCTCTAAAATAGATTTCTTTACCTGACTTTAACGTAAATTTTGAAACATTGATTTCGTTCATAAGTTCTCCGTATCGTATCGTTTAAAAAAATATGGGGAGAGTTTTTCATCTCCCCATTGTTACTAGATTTTGTTTCTTCCTGAAGCTTGGAATTTTACGCTCTTTGTGACTTTAGCGTCTAACCCTTTAGCTTGTTTTCCAATTGAAAACTGAACGTCATAATACACATAAGAAACAGTTTCTCCATTAGGATAATTTTCTGTGTCGATGATATATTGCTCTGTTACTCCGATGCCGTTTAAATTTGATTCAACGATTGCATCAATGAAGCTTTCAATTTTTGAATCTCGAACTTCCATGTTGAAAGATCCAGACCATCCATCAATCGACTGATCTCCTTCTGGAATTGGCTTTCCTACGAATTTTGATCGCATGAAAGTTGATTCTAAATCAACAGAAAAGTCAGTGATTGAATCAATGGATTGCTCTTTTCCATCTTGGAAAAACTTAATGTAAGTCTGATGGCCTCTGATTGTAGGTGTACTCATATTCTTATTGCTCCTTTACGATTACAGATTCACCGATTTCTGCTTTTAAGATAATAAAACGCATACTTGAAAAAATTCTTCTCTTGTAGAGAATATAAACTTTTCCTTCTGCGAGGCTGTCATTATCGTTTTCTGATTCCATATCAAGAAGAAGTGCTTTTCCTCCAGATACTTCGTTATCTGATGGAAGGATTCCATCTTTTACTTGTCCGTTATCCCAAACAAGATAAGCTCCCTTGATCTCGTTTCTCTTTTCTTTACGATTTACATCGTTTTGATAAAGTTTCAAAAAGCGACCAAAAGAATTGATAAGATAATCAGTCATTCTTCGACGAACAACAGTAAGCTTTGAAGTGTCTGCAATTTGATTTACGATCCCTGAACGTGGCTTTACGCCTGTCCCTGCTAAGTCTTGATCGTATTCAAAAGCTGATCCACCTTCTGCCATGAAAGTTTTATAATCTGAGCGTGTAAGCTCTTTCATATAAACTCCATTAGCTCCCCACATGAAAGTTGTGTTTGAAGCTCTCGCAGGATCAATTGTTGGGCTTGTCTGAGAAAGAATAGAAGCTAACCAAGCGGCAGGGCTTGTCACTACTTCAACAGCATTAATCGTTGTAGGAATCCAGTTGATTGCATAAACGATTCGTCCGTCTGCATTTCGTGTGAGTTTTAAATCAGTGACGATTTCTGCAACAGTGTCATCCATTCCATGAGAACAAATCACGATCTTATCGTTTGTTTCCCCTGCGTGGAGTTTCATAAGTTGGTTTCTTGATGCGCTATACTCGTCAAGAAAAAGAATGTTACATGAGTTTTCTACTGCGGCCTTGGCGATAGCTGATTCATAATCAGTATCGGCAACAGTACCTTCCGATCCTGCGGCAAGCATTGTCGCCACTTGTGCGGCAGGCTCTGCGGCAGTTGAAAGAGTTTCTACGTCAACTAAAACAGATTTTAAAAATGGAGTAATATCTGTGATCGCTACGTTATCAAAAATTTCATCAGGAAAAATTTCGTTTGCACCTTCGTTAGTGTCTTTGATGGTGTATTTTTTTCCAGAGGTTGATCCTGCTTCGATTGTCACAGAAATTTTATTACCGTAAGCACCTTTTGTTTTCGCTGTGAACTTGATTTTTGCATCACAAGTCAATGTTGCTTTTGCGGCTCCAGTTGCTTCAACTCGGATAATTTTTAGGTTAGAAAAGTTTTTATTTTTTAGTTGAATGTTTCCTAAAAAATTAGATTTCCCATATTTCTTATGAAAATCTTTTGTGCTCACTACTTGTTCCATAGAGTGAACGCCACGCTGAAACATACCTACCAAGCAAGCTGTTCCTGTTCCTACCCCTCTCATATTTGGCGAAGGAGATCTTTCATCAATTACGATTCCATCTACTTCGGCATACTCAAGAGGGTTGTTTGTTCGATAAGGACTACTCATTTTAAATCTCCCTTAAAAAATTTTTTCTTCATTTGTTACATCGTTATCAATATCAACGAATTCATCTACTCTGTTTTTTACTATGAATTGCTTCATCAGATATTCTTCTCTCTCTGTTATTTTCGGACTATCTGCAATAATGTCAAACTTTACTCTAAATTCTGACAATTTCGATGAATCCTCGCTATCAAGATTAGTGTAACCCGTAAGGATATAGCTTGCAATTGAATCAAAGTATTCGGGTATTACGAGTCTTAAACCCTGAGGCCCTGCAGACTCTTTGAATTGAGAATCAAAATAATCGACTATCTGCATCAATAACTTTTCTCTCGTTTCTTTATATTCGCACCAGAGATCCAATTGAATATTATGCTCCCATTGTCCTGTGATATATCGAGAAACTACCTTGTTACCTTCAAGAGCAGTTTCGCTTATTCGTGTAGGGAATCTCTTTGTAATAATGGGCTTTCCAACAGTCACCAATGAGATGCAAGGCATATCAAGGGCCTCTTGTCCTGATGGCCATTGGTTATGAAATTTCTTAATTTCTGGTATCTTTATGAGAATGTCTTCTCCAAGGGCCTTTAATAAATTTTTCATTTTAAGTTGCCCCTCATCTTCTTTGTAATTGATTCGATAATTTCTGGAATTGAATTTGTTAAAATATGTTTTGGTTCCATTCCATGTGCCGCAAACTTTCTTTGAATCCCTCGCGCTAAAGCATAACATTCATCATCAATAGTTGATTTTTTTAATACTCTTCTCGCCCATTCCAAAAGAGGCCGTAAAGGAGGCGTAAAAGGTCTGGCCCCGAATTCAATTATTGGAGCGTAAGGAGCAAGGTTTCCAAGTGAAGCCGTTTTTTCTGTGACTTCGACTCTCCATGACTGAGCATAGAGGCCTGTATCAACAGGAGATTTTTCAACGAGTCTTGGGAGGTATTCATAAAGAGTATCGACTACAGATATTTTAAATTTATCTATACTCTCTTTTGAAAGCTTATCAAGTTCTTTTGAAAATTTTTCGAGGCTCACTACTATGGACATTAGATCCTCTTAACGATTTCAAGTTGCTCAATTATTTGAACGATTGTTTTATCTGTACCTTCGTCAATTTCAATTTCAAAAGATGCTTTAGCATTTACTTTTAAAAGTGTGGTGTCTACATCACCAAGGGCAATAATTATATTTCCGTTTTGTGGTATGTCGTCTTCAATCGTTATGGCCCCACCTGTTTTTGTTTTCGTGAGTTTTGATCCATCAGTCTTAATAAAGATCGCGCTGATCTCTGTTACGTTTGTTAAGTTCTTTACTTTTCCATCTTCAAATTGAAGATGCACTGGAATTTTTTTATCCTCACCAACAACTATTTTGAGCATGAGATTACCCCTGTTAAACTTTTGTAATTAAGTATTGCTGTTATTTTCTCATCTTTGATTTTCCCTATAAGGGATTCTTGAAGATTTATTTTTCCAATTAAATTTACGTTTGGGATACTTACTAAAATTTGTCTTACGTTTTCAACGACTCCGACAATAGATGATGCTGAAATTATCCCTAAAACTTTTTCATCTTGAATTATATTTCCGCTACCGCCGAAAGATAATCTCATTGTTACTTTTGAATGATTCTTATAAGTACCTTCGACAACGACAACAGAATACTCTCCTTCTTCCATTGAATCGCTTGTCACCATATCAAAGAAGTAGATTCCCTTCATGCTTGCATAAGAAAATTCAGTCAAACTATAGTTTCCTAAAAGAGATCCATCTGGCTTAATTACCGATGCAGTAATTGAGAGGCCAGAAACAAAATTTCTGGCCCCATAAGTAAATTTATAATTCCTTCCTAGAATTCCAATCATTAGCAAACCGCCCCACCGAAGAAAGTTCTATCTGAAATAGCTTTTTGACTGTCAACCGCAGGATCATGTCCTACACCAAGGATCTCGTTTGTCATTCTTGTGCTCAATGCTGTTATCGAAGCTTGTGATGCTTTTGTTGCAAGCTCAACTTGAAGGGCACTAAGACCATAAGTAGCATTACTTAGAATATCGTTGTTTGTGTTTACATAGTTCTCAATTGTGAGCATTAGGGCTTTTAAAGCACCTAAACCGATATTTGCATCATTTACCTTTGCTTGAATATCGACAACTCTAGGCTGAACGTCTGATGTATCTAAAAGGATCTCTTGCGAAGTTGCTTCAAGCGCGAGGCCTGATGCTTGTATCTCTTCGATAACTTGCGTTGTTCCAACTTGACTGAAAGGAATCGCATTTTCGGCATAGTCAAAATTGAAGATAAGTTGCTCAAGGTCTGCTGTGCTTGGAAGATCAACGTCAACGCTAAAAACACCTAATGAAGCTCTTGCCGCCGCTACCGCCGCGCCTGCAACAGATCCGACGAGGTAAGCATTTCTGCTGTTCCCTGCTTCGTCTTTTACTCCAACAGTAATGTTTCCATCTGGATCTTCCATATTTCCGTTAGTATCGAAAAGTCTCATTTCAACTCTATAACGGCGATTCCCTGCTGATGGGCGAATCATATTTGATGGCATGAAAGCCGCGAATCGTGCCACGTTAGAGATATTTGAAACAGTAGACTGAATCATATCAACTAAAGTTTTTAATTGGCCCAATCCATGAATAGGGGATTTTACTTCTGTATTTGTATCTTCAACAGTTGCCTTTACCGATGTAAGATCTGACTGAATCGCATTTGTGTCTGCTTGAACTGAATCAATCTTTGTTTCTACTCCATCAATCTTTGTAAAAAGTTCATCGTTATCTTTTTCTGTGACATAACGAGAAGAGATCGCAGGAGCGTTTCTTGTAGCTGAGTTAATGTAAAGATCGTAGTAGCCTGCACCGCCTGCAAGGTTTAACTGTGATGCGGTCAAAGTTAATTCATACTGGCCGTTATCAATTTCTGTCAATGGTAGTGGAGTCGTGTCTGTTCCTAAAACGTAAATTCCATTACGTCTTACTTTAGCGACTACGTTTGTTAATCCAGTCTCGGCGTTTCGCGAGACGTACTTAAATTTTTCGTTCCTTGTGATGCTCATAGATCTCCTCTTTTTTTAAATTTTTAACAAGAAAGTCCAATCATTCCATCGTTATCGTCTATCTTATCAGAAATTGAATTAACGGCATTAGAAATAAGTCCATCTAATTCGCTAATCACAACTTGTTCCTCTGAATCAGCATAACCTTTATCTCTTTCCGTAAAAAGTGCATTTTTAAATACTTGATAAACTATGCTGTATGACCCTACTGGCAATGCTACCTCAAAAGAATAAAATCCTTCAAAAATATGGGCAAGAGAAACAGCATATAGAAAACTCATATTATGATCGAATATAGTTGCCCTAATAAACTTACTGGAGCTTTGATCAAAAAGCTTCAATGTCAAAAATTTTCTGTCTGTACTTCGATAAAGCTTCAAAGTTAATCCTTAAATAAGTTCGACATTAAAAGTGAAATATATTCTGACTTTATTTCATTCGTTAATAGTGGATTTGTTGCTAAAGATATTTCTTGTATGGCCAGCTCAAAACTTAATTTATCAACATAAGAAGAAGCCGCTTCCATGTGTGGATCTGATAAAATTCCTTTTAAAAGATCAACAGTCCATATCCCTGCTTCAATCCTTGCAACATTATTATCGTTCATAATTCCGATAAGAGAGTCTTTTATAGCGGCCCTTTTTTCGTACATTTCGCGACGTTTTTGTGATGTTATCATTGGCGCATAATATGCCACTAATTCCGAATATTCTTCGTCTGTTACAATAATTGCATCGTTTGGAAGTGAAACACCTTCTTGATAGTGCCATGACATCCAAGGGCAAGCGTCAGGAAGTGTTTTGTTATCTGGATTGTGTAATTGTGTTAAATATCCAATCATTTAAAATTCCTTGTAAACGCCAAAAGAGTCTACATTTATTCTCACTTGTGTTCCGTTAGTTTCAGATCTGAACTGAGGATAAATTTCTCCGCTCGTCGTTGCGGTAAATATTCCCTCTATTTCTGCGATATATTGTGTTCCAGTTGCACCAGTTGCCGATGATGTGACAACTCCGTTTAATGCTGATAATGGCCCACAAAATTTATTTGCCGTCCCTGCTGTATTTGAAATTGGAGCTTCTGCTATAGCTCGAAGAGATCCAGTCGCAGATCCTCCAATGCTCATTCCAATACCAGTATTCGTATTATTTGAATCAAAGATTAAATCATATTTGAATTTATATCTTTTTCCTGCTGTAACTGGAATTGCAAGCTCTGTGATAGTTTGAAAAGTTGCGTTTGATGTGTTTGTTAATGCGGTAGTAGTAAACTTGATAACGTCTGAAATAATACCATCAAGTTTAGCTTTATCTGATGCGCTCATAAAGCCATCAGTCAAGTTTGTTGCTAGTGAGTGAATGTGACCAAGGAGAGAATAAAAAGAATCTCCTATAGCTTTTACTGCTGATGAAAAATCAGTGATAGATGCTGATGTGTGTGTGTGAACTGTAGGCGCATAAGGAAGTGCAGGAATTTGCGCTATAGGTATTTTTATAGTTGCATCAAGTGTTGGTACTCCGTTAGCGGCTCCCTTCTCTGATGATGCTATTCTTGAATTTACTAAGCTCGTTACTTCCGCTTCTGTAAAATATCTTGAGTCAAGTTGTCCGTTGTCCAATAAAGTTTTTGTATAATATAATAAATTCCCTCTTGTTGTGTTTAAATACTGAGGATGATCGTCTGCATTCAAGCTTGATAAATTGCTGTGGGTGATTCCAGATTGAACGACTACCGCAGAAAATGAATTTGTTCCATCATCATAAATAAGCTGAATGGTAGAAGAATTTGTGAGCATGGCACCCACGATGTCTTGTACGTCCTCTGGAGATAATCCAGTTTGATAAGTGACTACTTCTCCAGTAGATTTTTTAGTTCGTAAAACTCCATCTAATCCAAGGAAAGTTTTTCCTCTTCCTAATACTGGATTTGGTACGTTCGCAGGATCTATTAATTGGAAGTCAAACATACTATTTCTCCACTTTCTTCAACGATTACTTCTCCATCAATCTTTATGGATTCATTCACTAGCATTTGCTGTCCACTTCCTATCGTTATTTGAACGTCCGATGGAATATAAGAAAAAGAAAAGTTTCCTGTGCTTACTTGATTTGCTACTGCCATTTTTTTAACGTCCTTCTTAGATGAACTTGAAAGACAACATACTTATCAACTACAGAAACTATCTCATAGAGTGCATTTTTAACTAGGTAGTATTTTTCCACCTTGTCACTTGGTACAGAAAGATCTATGTCCGTTTCCTTATAAGATTCCTTTGAGATCATTTTTAAAATAATGTCTCCTTGCTTAACAAATCCACCTTCTCGAAGTCTCATATCATGCGACATTTCGACAATGCGAGGAGAAGGCAAAATCTGCGTTTTAACGTCAGTTGGAACGCCCACTCCCTTTTGTTCGCCCCATGTCCTTGTGACGATAAATACAGGGCTTTTTACTGCGCCTATATCGTCCCTAAGTCCAAGAATGGAATCGACATTATCTATCAGCATATTACGTTCACCGATGATGAAAAACCGATTAATGGGATATCTAAAATCAACGATAGTTCCCTAGACAAACGCTTTAACTCTTTTTTTGCCAAAGAATCACCAAGCGAATTATCGAGAGTAATATCATCAATCTGCTTTACGTTACCTTTTATCATTGACGATTCAAGATGATCTTTTACCTTCTCAATTTGGGTAACAAGTTTTACGGCCCGTTCCTCTGTATATTGAGAAAGCCCATTTAAACGATCATTCACGATTGAATTGTAATTTACATTGATAGGATCTAAAACCCCACCCATGTATCCAAGGGCAAAAACAATCCTATGTTTGTCTTCTGAGGAAAGCATTATTTTTTACCTTTTTTATGGTTATGCTTTTTTGTAGTATATTCGATTCCGTTTTTATCAGTATTAATCTTTTCTTCTTCGACAGGAATTTCCTCTGCGACTGGTATTTCTTCGACAGGAATTTCCTCTGCGACTGGTATTTCTTCGACAGGAATTTCCTCTGCGACTGGTATTTCTTCGACAGGAATTTCCTCTGCGACTGGTATTTCTTTTTTCTTATATCGTCTACTGTAAATCATAAAACTCCTTTTAATAAAATGCCGTAGCCGATAAAGGCTACGGCACAAAAGCAAAATTAATTGCTTGAAGTAGTTGTCACGAAAGCAATTTTCTTATCAAGGTTAGAAACTTTTTTATCAAAGTTTTTAACACCATACCACTCGTTCCCAGTGATAATATATTCTCTTGCAAGAATATCTTTATCGCTGTCCATTTCCATCTCTTGTTTAGAGATGATCCCGTAAGCGTTTGGCTTACAGATGATTGAACGATAACGATCTTTTGTGATTGCGCCCGCAGGAGCGATCTTCGTCATGTTGTCGTTTTCAACGATTGCCATATTCAAAAGTCGCCCAGCAAAACCGTTAATCATGTTGAACGGATCGTTTGCATCAGCTTTCATAAAACCTGAGGTAGTATCGTTTTGAAGATCAAGAAGTTGGAGAGAGTGCATGAAACAAACTACTGCTTCACGATGCTTATCTCCAAAAGCTTTTACTTTACCGATATTAAGATTGCGAATGTTCATCAAATCAGCATCAGCGGCGGCAACATAGCCATCTGTTCCCGATGTTTCGATTTCTGTTAAAAGTTTCTTATCAACTTTTTCAGCGTGAACTCGTGCGATCTGTCTTTGAGCTTCTGCCATGATAGCATTTGCTGATGCGGCAGACTTTTTGAAAGATTTTTTTGTAAAGCCGACAGCTTTACCAACTTCAAAAACTGAACAACTAAAAGAATCATCACCAAGTTTATCTACTGTCAAAACGTCAGTTTCAGCAGGCTCCTCAGCGTCGCCGATTGCTTTGAAATAAGGGAAATTAACAGTCATCCCTTTTCCTTCGCCAGTAAGTTCATTGTTACGAACAGCGAAAGCTCCGAATACTAAGAAACGATCAAAATAAGCTTGAATATGATCTGCCCATACTTTAGGTTCGAAAACAAAATCTGCTGCGTGTGTTGCACCCATAAAAAATTCTCCTTAAAAATTATAAAAGTCGTTTATTTTTTGCCTCAGTGAAAAGCTTGTTATAAGTATCTGGTTTTTCCCGATAAAGTTTATCCTTATCAAGAGGCCCCATCTTTGCAAACTGCTCAAGAGTCACTGAATCTCCTGAGTCATTCTGTGGAGGCTTTCCACCTGATCCAGTTGACGAATTTGCAGGAGGCTTCGTTCCGTTAGTTTTTGGAATAGTCTTTAGGATCTCTTCCAAATTTTCTTCCGAGAACTCCTCTCCTTCCTCAAGAGCGTTTAACTGTTTCATAAACTTGAATTCAAAAAACTCGAGATTTTCTGCTGAAATTCCATGTTTTAATGCTAACACTAAAACAGTATTCTGGATCGCAATAGAATTTCGTTCTTGTTCAAGCTTACCGATTTTAACGTCTGGAGCTTCTGCATCGTCGTCTTCTTCCCCGAAAACTTGTTTTAATTTTTTTTGAATGTTTTCAAATTTTGAGGATAGATTATTTTTTTCTGTTCGATGTTTTGCGTTTTCTGCTCTGAGATCTTTAATTAGTTTGGCCGTTTGTTCAGGAGTCAAGTTCTGATCGCCACCTGTGCTATCGTCACCTTCGCCCTTGTTGCCATCCTTAGGAGGATTACCAGAATCCTCTCCACCCTGATTGCCAGAATCAGGCTTAACGTCAGGAGTGCCGCCACCAGAGCCGCCATCACCGACAGAATTCATAAGCATAAACTTTTTAGTACCGAACAACATAAAAACTCCTTTATCTAAATTATCGTATCCGTTTCTATTATCTTAAAGCTTTTTTCTACTTTTTCCAACTTTCTCGGTAGGGGATCAAAATTGATCTATCGTTTGGCCTGTCAGGAGGAAACATAAAAACCCTTTCCTTTCCGTTATATTTGTATTTAAAAGGCTCATTCAAGCCCACGATCAAGTGCAGTCTTGACGCTTGCTTTGAATCTTCTCCTGTTCGAGAATCCATTGGATGATATAAAGTCTTTTTGAGATCTGGTAAATACTGGTCTTGAATACTCAAGAATCCATTTAATTTTGATCCAGAATAAATTGAATGAAGCTCAGTCCTCACAATCCTTGCAAGGACGAACTCCGATTCATTGAAAACTTGTTCCATATCGAAAACTGTTTGACTCCAACTTTTTTGCTGTAGTAGCGATTGGGTAAGTTGTCTTTGGAAACCGTTTCTCAATGTTTGATTATAAGTTGTGATAGATGATTCAAAATTATTGAATAAAAAATTATCTGGCTCTGATGTCCTTACGATTGAATCAATATCCATCGGAACGATTACGCCATTAAATTTTTTCTCAAGTGCAGATACTTCCTTTACTGAATCCTCAACGCCAAAAACACTCATATCATCAAAGAATGTTTTAAGTTGAGGCTTTATCATTACTTCAAGTTGTCTGATAGTTCTATCAAGCTGAATGATAGTCGCTTTCATTTTTGCTTCTGTATAAGAGTTATCGTGCGCAAGAAGCATATCACTGGACAATTCTTTTTTCGCTTTCTTGTATTGCTTTAAAAGTTTTCGAGCAGAATTTAATTCAATTCCTTCAACTTTGTTGGCATTTCTTTCAAGAACTGAAACAGTGTCTATAGTATCGAAAAAGTTCATCTTGATTTAGCCTTTTTGTGAAGCTTCTCAATTGTCCCTTTGTTGTCATATCTTTTATTATTGGAGAGTCCAGATAAAAATCCAATAGTAGATCCAATGGCCGCACCAGTTGCCACAGACGATTTTGATCTTCCTGCTATTCCTGCCAGTGCTCCTGCTACTCCAACTATCGCTGACATTGCAAATGATTGCTCTATTGTAGATTTTGCATCCATTTTTTTATAGACAACATTTTTATCGAATTCATTGTGCTTTAGTTTTCCGTCTTTGAAAGACTTGTTTACTTCTTTCTCCTTATCCTTCAATGGAATCACTCGTCCATTTTTTCTTATGAACTTCATTTAAAACCTACTCTTAATAAAAAGTTTACCAAGCTTCTTAATTGGATTTTTTAGTTTTTTAAGATCCCCTATGAATCCTTGTCTTAAAGGAACCCCATGAGCATTTTTATTATAAATGTTTTCAGATAAAGAGTGCATGGCCCCGAAAGTGATAACTCCTGCCATCTCTGATGCGTACTCTGATCCTATCTTTTTCTCCAGGCCAGAAGCGTCTAAAAGCTTATCTACGCCCAAACCAACAGCGGCGTGAGCAAAATTATGACTACCTTTCAAAATATTTTTTGATCTATATGCCGCCTTATATGCCTTTACTCTTTCACCAAGAGAAAACGCCCTTCCCTTAATTTTTGCGCCTACCTCGAATAAATCAAGTTGAGGAGAGATCGCTTTTGCCCTTCCACCTAGCTTCACGATCTTTTCTCCTGACTGCCTTAGTCCAAATTGTTTCAATCCAATTACTGCGCTATTTGCCGCCTTAATGTTCGCCTCTCCGACGATTGCCCCATGTCTTAAGTCAGTAGCTTTCTTCATAAGCTTTCCTGCATGATAGGCACCACCTATTGTAAATGCCGCCCCTGCTGTCACAAGTGCAGTACCTTTGATTGCAGTATCTTTCTTTTTATTACTGCTAAAAATAGGAATTATTCTTCCATTTCTTCTTATAAACCTTGGCTTTTCCATCATAGTGAATCCAGTTTTTTAAGAGTTTTCCAGTTTTCTTTTTTAAATAAGTTTACGCCCATCTTGCCTGCATATTCAAATCGTTTGCCGAGTCGATAGACTCCGTATCCTATTCCAAGTTGTGCCGCTATACCTATTGCACTTGTTGCCTGAGATCCTATATTAAAAAGTTTTGATCTTTCATCATTCACTTTTTTATCAATGCTGGCCAGAGATCCCCCTGCGACAAGCCCAGTAGTTGCAACAGATCCAAACTTAAAAATCTTTGCTAACGTGTTGAGCTTTTTATTTCCTGTGGCCATAGCAAATTTATGTAAGCGTCCTGCACCGTAAAGAGATCCTAACGATGCGACCGTTGCTCCTGCAATTATCCCTGATTGTCTCGCGCTGGCCGTAACAATTTCCTTTGCAACAGCTCCTTCTCGTTTCGCCGCTTTTATAGGAATTATTCTTCCACCCTTTCTAATAAATCTCATCCCTGATTCTTGCATATTAAGACCCCAAGTTATTTTGATCTTTAATGAAGAAGAGATCCTTTCCTAGACCGCTTCTCATTTGAATATCTGCACCGCTAATGATGCCAGTAAGCCCAAGTCCTAACAATCCTAGCCCGTACTTCCCAGAGTGCTTAAAAACGTGCTTTGCGCTCTTTAGGACACCGAAAGAAGTATGCTTTATAAGTTTACCAGAAATTGATGTGGGAGCAATTGGCTTTGATTTTATGTTTGCCCCTGCGTTTTTGAATAACTCTCCAAACCTTTTAATAGGATTGCTTTTTGCTATCTTATTTTTGAAGATTGAAGCGGCAGAAATTACCGCCCCTGTTTTCATGGCCGCTTCTCCCATTACTGTTACGTCTTGGCCTACTCTTTTTTTGTTGACTATTGGAATGATTCTTCCATTTTTTCTAATGAACCTAACATGAGGATTTGTAAAATCTCTCTGCTCGTTGATCCCAATGTCCGTAACACCAAAATCTTTTACTTGCATATTATTTTCCTAGAAAAAAGTGTTAAATTGTTGCTGACTATTAATCTTTTGAACTTCTAGCTCCCAATCATCAATACCAAAATCAACGCCCATATTTTGTAACCATTGCCCTATAGTTTGCCTTGAAACTAAATTCGCATTTGATGTTTGAATACCCATAGAAACAAGTTGCTGTTTATCCTGAGTGGTAAGCTCAAATATCGGAGGCCATACGGCCTTAATTGTCGTGCTCTGTGGAATCCATCCATCAGGAACTATAAACTGCGTTTGGAATCCTTCGTGAGTTAAAACGATGATCGCTGTCATTATTTTTTCACAAAGAGAATTATATCCTTTCTCAAACCAAGGCCTAATTTCGTTTATAAGCTCCACCATAGGCCCGTGTAATACTTCCATCGCTTTTGCTGATTGAGCTGATCCAACGATCTTTTCTGGATCAAGCATGACTATTCTAGCGATGTCTTGAACCTTTTTGTAAAAGTCCATTGAAACTTTTTGAGCTGTTTCAATTCCTGATCCTGCTACTTCGAGATATTCTGCTTTTCCTTCTCGCCCAAGTGCCCAAGCTTTTGCAGATGATTTAATAAGCGTTTCAACTTCCTCTTCGTCAATGCCAGTAAGTTTTAATTGTGGCTCAAGTCCGTATTCGTTCGCTTGATCTGTCTGAGAAAGATTGTAATTTAAAGAATCAATGAATCCTTTAATTTTAAAAATAAAAGGCTCTCTATCTCCATCTACTCCAGTAGATGATTCACCTATAGAGATCCATTCCCCTTGAACGAATCCAAGTTGATGATCGTTTCTTGAAACTTCCGTAAATTCTGGCTCTCCTTGAGAAGAAGAATCAAAAACAGGATTATCAAATTCAATATCAGCTGATTCAGATAAAAGTAGGCGATACCATTTAAAAATCGGTTTTCCTTGATCGTCTGTCTCTCCAGAATCATAAACATATTTGATCTCAATTTCTTGGAGAGTGCCACCATCAGAAAAAACAGGATAGCAATAATTTGAGTTATATGATTCTACTTTTAGCATACCTTCTGCAAAGTAAAATCGTACGAAAACTGAATTATAAATAGCTAAAAGTTTTGCGGCAGATAATAGGCGTGGCTTCAAAAATCCACCATCGACAATCAATTGTAAAAGATAATTTGCTTCTTCATCATCTTCTATTTTTATTTTTGGGAATGTTGAATATCCTGCCACCTTACTGCTTATTCGCTCGCCAAAAACTTCCGCAAAAGGATAAATGATTTTAGGTTTTCTTTTTCTTGTAGGGATATAATTTTCTGAGCATCTCGCATCTTCCCATTCGGTAAGCCCATTATAAATCGTTCCGTTTACATATCCCTCAACTTCCTTGAGCTTTTGGGAACGGCATTTAGTCGTTTGATTATCAGATGAAATAATTCCTAAGTTATTCGATGCCATCTTTTCAGATCTCGAACTACCTTTCCAGAATCTACCGCCCGATTTATATGTTTGTCCTTTGCCGTTCATATTTTAATCCCTTTTTAGAAAACCGTAAGTGATTGCTGAAATTCCAGATAGTGCAAGCAATGCTTTTCCTGTTCGAATAGTTGGGCGAACAAGATAAGAAGAAAATGGAATTATACCCTGCTTTATTATTTTTAACTTTCTTCCTTTCTTTGTCATTCCAAGTCCTCTTCTCCAAGCATCAGATTCATAGGCGACTTTTTTTATGTCGTGCATGTATCCATTTAATCTTCTGTCAAAAGAAAGAGTTTTTTCAGACAATGATTTTAAAACAGTAGTTAATTTCGATGGCTTTTTACTCCACCAATCCTTAGACATAAATGCAGTTGCACCAGTTTTATCATAAACACGATGGAGAGTTTTATATATTTTATTATTAACAACACCTCTATCGTAAGATGTCATTGCCTTATGAAGATTAGTTTTTAATCTGTACTGTTGGGCGTGTCCTAATTCGTGAACAAGTGCTGCCTCCCTTGGAGATCCTAAAACTACTCTAGGCCTTTGCTCATTCCATCTATCATAATCGTTTTTTGAAAAATCAGAAAAACCACTTGGCTTATCTTTTGTAAACCTTTCGCTTGATCCGTAAGTGAATCCATTTTGCTTTGACCAAGGCCTAAACTCTATTGGATTTGATTTGAATATTGAATTTGGTATATGAATTTCTTCTCCAACTTCTGCTAGAATTTCTTTTGCATATTTCTTTTTTATTATTTTAAACTTTTTAAACATTTCTTCTGTTTTGACTTCTTTCTCTTTGAATACTTTTGAAGAAAATATTTCATTGGTAACAGCTTGAGAATTTATCTTTGACGATCCATAAACAGCCCCACCGCCGACGACAATAGGAACTATTTTTCCGCCTATTCTTCTAAATACTGTTTTTCGTTCTTCTTTCTTGTTCTGCATATTAGTAGGCCAGATCTTTAATTGATTCTAAATGATTTGCATATTCGACAAAATCGGATTTATTAAAATCAATTTGATGTTTGTTAAAATCTTCTTCTGACATTTCATAAAAGTATTCTGCCCTTCCGTATGCGACTTTAGAAACCTTTACAGGATTAATGTTTTTGAATTTCAAGTACGCACAAAGCTTTATATTTTTTGTTCTAATCATCTGTTTAATCCTTCGACAGCAGAAACTTTATACCTATTATTCACTAAACTAAAGACCATTTCAACAGCGTCAGGGCCATCGTCATGCTCGCCCTTTGGAAAGTCCCAGAATTGATCCATGAGTAAATTAGACAATTTTCTATTGAAAAGGAGATGCCCATTTTTAACTTTTGGCTCAAGAGTATAGATTCTCTTTTCCTTATTTTCCGTTAGATAAATGTCGTAAAACCGAGTCTCCATTCTACGCCCTATTTCACTTTCAAATCTGTTTCTTTCGTCTCTTATATTGTCAAGAAGAAGTTCGCGATAAAGGTTAGTTTCTACCCCAAACTTGTTGTGATTATATTTTTGCATAAATTCTAAAATTTGTCTGATGAAAATTGACGGAGAGCATCTTCTTAGCCAATCTTCGTGAATAAAAACTCTCTTTTTGCTATCGCTGTATGCGTTAATCAAAGCAGAATAGTCAACTTTCTTATTTCCCGACACTTTTGTTTGTCCAGTAGCAGGATCTATCGCTCCAAAAGGGACAAGATCGCACCAAGGAACGATTTTGTTTGTTTTTTCGATAAGAAGCCCGTCTTTAGTTTCCTGATACCACCAGACATCGTTTATATCGAAAACTTTCTCTTCGTCTGAGAGAGGATCGTTCTGTTTTTCTTTCATGAACGATCTTAAACCAGATTCAAGGATCTCGATTTGGAGCGAATAATATGATTCTTTTTCAGGCCATAAAACTGATACGTCTTTCATCATCTCGATTTGATTTAATCCGAAAAATTCTTCCGCATGAATATCTCGAAGCTCATCATCAATGTTGTTGTAAATGTCTGCCCATTGTTTCCAGAGATCTTTTCGCGAAGACCAAGAAGTTATCGCCTTATATTCTTTTGATTCATACCGCGCATTTTTTAAAAGATATTTGAGCAAAGATTTTCTGTGAAGGATAGTTCCGATTACTTCAATGTTTGTTTTTCCATCACCAATTTTTGAAACAACGTCTTGATACCATCTTTGCATTTTATCGCGTAGCTCTTCGGATTCAACTTTCTCAGAGTGCTCAACGTCATCAAGTATGATTTTCGAGGGGCGTACATTACCAAACCTGATTCCTCGCATTTCCGTTCCTGAACCAAGTGCCACAAAACGGAGCGCATGAGATCCACAGAAAGCGATAAAATCAGTTGAACCAACTTTTTTGCTTTTAAGAAATCTACCATAAACATCAATAAGAAGATCGTTATCAATAAGTTCTGCTTGAATGTCTTTGAGCTTTTGAACCGCTTGAGATTCAGTATTGGAAATAATAACGATGAACGATTCCAAGCGATAACAAAGATCGTGTATAGGCTTGAATAGGGCCGCAGTAGTTGACTTTGCGTAACCCCTAGGCGCAGCTTTTGCTCGTCGATAATTACGTTCCCCAAGCTTATAGCCTTTGAATGAATCTCTATGAAATTGATTAAAAGGAAATTCGCAGTAGTGCGGAAAAAATATTTTAGCGAAAGTCTCAACGTCCTCAGCGCATCGAACACGAATAAGCTCATGTAAAGTATCGTGGTCATTTCTTTTCTCTAAATCGTGACAGAGCGTCCAGAATTCGTCTTGAGTTAATTGATTTACCAAGTTCGCTGTCTGCATCTCTTCGCTCATATAGCCCCGTTAGTTTGCAAAGCATATCGAGTGCTTTAATTTTATCTGATCTTTTTACCGAGAAACTTTTTGATGATGAGTATCCATCAGACGATGATGATTCAGATTCGCTTTGTGAAACCGATTCAAGCATTTTTATATTTGCATCTTTTTTAATAACAAATTTTCCATCATCATCAATTGATATCACCTCGTCTAGGTCCCCAAAAGCTGACTTCACCAATTCTTTGATTACCCTGTCCGTTGAAATTTCATGTTTTTCTGTAATTTTATTTTTGAGCTGTTGAACGTAGGACAAAACGCTAGCCCTTGCTAAAAGCTTAGTTGCCTGTACGCTTGCCACACGATCACTCTTAACTTTATGTCCAGATTCAATATAGGACTGAGTAGCATTTCCAGTTTGGACATAAAGCTCACAAAACCGCATTTGCTTTGGTGTGAGTGACTTCATGTGAGAATCACAATTATTGTTTTCATATCTTCATCCTATCATATCGTTTATAGAAATCTATTTTTGCACTTAATTGTAGTAATATCAATGGAGTAACCACGGTTACAACATCAGTTACAAAAAAGTTACAACGTAACTACTTGAAATCATTATGGAAACTGCCGCTTGTAACCTTGTAACCTATTTATTTAATAATAGATATATATATAGAGAGAGAAAGTATATATATAGAATACCTATTTTTATATATGTTTACTTCTTGAGCTTCTAGTTACACGGTTACACGGTTACATATATGAAATCATTGGGTTTTGTAGGTTACAAAAAGGTTTCTAAAATGGTTACAAATAAAAGCATCTTCATATTAACGGATAAAGAGAGAGATTTTTTGTCAGAAAAAGGAAATGGCAACATGAGTGACGGTCTTAGGCTTGTTATGAAGGAGTCTGGATTCCATCTAAACCTTGAATGTATCGAAGACAAATTTGAGGAACCAGTATTAAAAATAAAATATCAAAAGAGCGTGGTATTAAAAAGGCCCTAAAAAAGGGCCTTATGTGATCTGGTTAATTTAATGAGATGGTTTCAATTAATATTAATATTATTTTCTAAGCAATATCTTGTAAAAGATGCCTTACTTTCAAACACGAGATGACCTCCGTTTCCAATATTAACAACATTTATCTTTCTATCTTCAAATTTTACTCCTCATTTAAAATCTGGAGATCTATTTTCAATTATAGAAAGTGAATACTCCATTCCATTATACATTCCTACAAAATAACTATCCGAAAGCTCTGTTGATTTAGCGTGAAACTTTTGCATTTCTCTGGCACGATCTATTCTTTTTTTAAAATCTTGTTCAACTAAATTAACAATCTGTTTTTTTTCAACTTCTTCAAACTCTAGTGATTCTATTTCTGGATCATCAAAAAAATAAGCCACTTTTTTTGTAATCGAATTATATAAATCACAACCATTTTTAAATACTGGCATACCTCTAAATCTAGTATTCGCCAAAACGTACTCTTCCAAATTAACTAAATCATTGAATCTCATTTTCTCCCTCCCTCTTAAATGTTGGAACCCATTCCATGAAATTAGTTAGCTCAATAAATCGGTTTGTTTTGTTTTTCTCAGCGATAAAATCAAAAACATTATCATAAGATTGTTTCAGCAAATCATAATGCGATTGAATATTGAAAACTTGCCTTGCTAATTGGTTATTCTCCTTGGTTAAATTATCAATTATCCATCTCACATGGGAATCGTCAAAAGAAAATATTGAGCAATTATGATAGAGTGTGTTCTTTAGTTCGCTAGTACATTTTTTTTGATTTGAGCATGAATTACATTTAGGCATAGTTTTCTCTAATGTTTTTTAAAATAGTTTTTTCCAAAAGGTGAATTTCTTTTTTTTGGCTTAAAATTATTCTCTTTGTGAAAGTATGATTCTTTCTCTGATGATTGTTTTAAAAGTGTCGTTGAAAATTGCTGATGGTTTGAGCAATACCATTTCTTGTCTATATTACAGTAGAATCCAGTTATTTCATCGCATGATGAACATTTTCCATTAGCCGTCATAAAAAAATCTCCTTTGTTTTAATAAGGAGATTTTTTTATCGTGAACGTCATTTATAGTCAAACTATATATGTCTTGTCATCATCTAGCCCGATCTCGGTAAGTAATTCATCAAAATCAGTCTTGTGCATAGTTCTTGGGTTTCTTTGATCGTTATCTATTATAACTCCAACAAGATCACTTTTATCATCGAATTCAAAATGAACTCTTTTTTTTGTGGATGAATAATTTTAATCCGCTAATTAGACTGATGGTAATCATAAAAACTCCTGTTATTCGATATTAAGGACGATTCCTTTCTTTACTGTTCCGTTAATTCTTTCTGTTTTTGCTCCATTAATCATCTTTTCGGATCTTCTCAAAATCCTTAAATAATCAGGATGCTTTGGGAGTGCCTTTTCCATTGAGGCATTTAGGCAAACAAAAAGATTGTTTTTTGATCTATCAAATTTTAAACCGTAGGAATTTAAGTATTGATGGAGAGTATCAAGCGGCTCATTCGTTAAGCTTTTAATCTTCTCGATTATCCCTCCGATGGTGTTTTTATCGCTATCAATAACCACATCAAACATAGCACCCAAGCAATCAGCATTTTCGTTACCTTCATTTTGTTCCTTGTATGCTGACTTTCCTATGTCGGCATAATTTATAAGAGATATGATCTTCTCTTCGTCTAGGATCTCTTTTGTGTGCATTATCGAATAGCAGGAAAGTGCCATTCCGATTTGGTCTGCCATCCTTGGTTCAATCTTCTTTTTTAGAAACTTAGATATGTTCTCAAAGTTTTTAATAATAACATTTATATTATTAAAGCATCGTGCAAAGAGAAGGTTTTTATTAAGTGATAATTCTCTAAAATTATCGCAAAGAGTGTCGTAAGTTTCTTGTGATTGATTCACGATTTTATCCATTTCAATTAAGAAAATTCTTGATCTGTCTGCGGCGTTTAGCTTGGTTACTTGGATTGATCCAAATAGAAAAATGGTATTTGTGTTATTTGTTATAACCTTTCCAGAGGCAGATCCTCTTAATACTTTAAACTCTCCTAGCGTGGACATTTGCCTAGCAAGCTCTATAACTTGTGTCATCTTCCCTGATTCTGCCTCTGCCTCTTCGTAAACAGTTACTTTGGCATCATTTCTTAGATTTTGGATAATCCCTGATACGGTTGTATTAATAACCATATTAGGATTAATAATCATTCCTGATGTCCACTCTAAAATTTTTGATTTTCCTGTCCCTTTTTCGCCAGATAACCAAACATGAAAACGCCAAGGAAGAATTGAAAACACTTGAGCTTGGGCAATAAAAGCGGTTAATAAAATTGCATCTTTTGGATTCTTATATTTCAGGGCCGAAAAAGAAGACACGACTTTTTGAGCATCTTCGTCTGTCATTTCTTGAGAAACATCATAATTAATTGGAGGAGAAACTTGATAATGATATTGAGTTTTTTTGAATGGAAAAATCTTTTCTCCATCATTAATAACGTACTGTCCGTCATCTTTCCAGATCCCTACTCCTCGTATGTTTTCTGGATTGAAGACTCCAACTTCTCTACATTTTGCCATGAGATCCGACGATATAGAATCATAAGAAACTATAGTACGTCCGTTTTCGTCTTCAAATCCGTATCGCTTTGCCCAGTATTTTTGTTCTGCAAGTGAGAAAAAATTCGATTTGCTGTGAGCAGAAGCAGGGATCGAAAGAATCTGTTTAAAAGTTGTACTGGTATAGTAGTAATTATTCTCGTTATACCCAAGGCAAGTAATTGATGTAAAATCAGATTCGTCAAATTTAAGCTGATCTTTGACAGCTTGGAGAGAGTTAAACTGATGAAGATCATTAAAATCAGACCAATCATCAGAAGATAAATCAGGCATTTTAAATATAACGTCTGAAAATTTAGTGCAAGCTTGACGAGCATATCTCTCCCCTGTTTTTGATTTGAAGTCGCGATCTGCGGCTATTATTATTTTAATTTTTGGATGCAAAAAACGAATAGTAGCTATCGCGCGCTCAATATTCCCTGCATTGAAAACACAAATTGATGGCACGTCAGGAAAGGCCATCTGGATTGATGCTGATGTTGCGTATCCCTCTGAAACGTAGCAATACTCAGCAGTTTTAAATTTTGATAACGGACAAAAAGATCCTTCAATTTCAATTCCAAAGGAAAACTTTTTCATAAAGTTTCCTGCCTCAGGATCTTTATAAATCCTCTGTACTCCAGTGAATCCGTTTTGGTTATAGGAAGGAATCAATAGAACGCCATTATAATCAATTCTGGCTAAAAAAGGATCAATTCCCTTATGAGTTAAATAGTCGTGCGATATGGCCTGTTTTGCCTGTTTAAAGATTGGGAACCATTTCTCCACACAAGCTTTTTGATTCTCAGATTTTTCTATTTTTAATTTGGCCTGAGCTTCTCTTGTCGTATCGGCCAGCTTCTTTTTAAACGCGGTAGTTTCTTCTTTATAATCCCAAGATTTTAATTTAGTTTCTGGGATAGATCCGTTCCAACTACCCATTCTTATTATCTGGTAATTGTTTCCTTTATAATCCCACTGATGCCCGACATACCATCCCTCATCTTTTTTTCCAAAACGATGAATTTTTCCATCAAAAATAGGCGAAATTTGAGAGTTGACGATTACTTGAAATTTTGAAATTATTTCCACATGTCTTCCTGAGTGTTTTAGTAGGCACTTCTTGGTTAGAAATCTGGTATAGCTTAAACGCTATGCCAGATTTTTGTCAAATAATTATTCGTGACATTCAAAAAAGAAAATCTAAAAGTTTTTTAATTCTTTTATGATCGTCCTCATGTCTTACTAAAAAATAGAGTCCATTTTTAGACTCAATGAACTTTTGCCAGTTTTTCTGATCTTCTGATTGTTTAGAATTTCCAGTCTTAAATTCGATCTCAACACTATATAAAGCATAGGGAGTAGAATATAACCCCCAAACGTCAGCCTGCCCGTTCATTCCAATTTTTAATGGTGTTCCGTTCTTTGTAAAAAATAATCCAACGTGACGATCAAATAAATATAAATTGGGGATCTCGGTTGTGCAGATAAGCTTAAATTTTTGGATCAAGTGTTGGTGCTGATGATATGAATTCATAAATTTCTGTTCTCAATTTCATATCTGGTATTGATAAAGTTTTCTATTTTTACCATAGCTATTACTTGTTTTTGTGATAGCTGTTTTCCTTGTTGTAAAATTTTAATCATTGCCTCCAAGAAACTTGAGTTAAAATTTTCGAGTTGTTTTGCTTTTTTTAATAGTTTTTCGTATCTAATCAAAGACTTTTCCACTGTGTTTTTCCTCCATGTTTTTTTTGTAGATAGATGGGATAAACGATGGGATTCCAAATTCCGTTTTGTATTTCATCGCCCCTTCTTTGTACTGATCGTAAAGCCTAAAAAATTTCCAGTTTGGTTTTCTCCTTTGTTCAAGTTCCATTCGGCAAAGATAAGAGAAGCTTTTCTTTATTGTTTCATACTCATCATAAAGAACGAACTCTCCTGCCTTTGTTTTATAAATTTTTTCTTTTGTTTCGTAACCTGAGCAATGAGGACAACAAGGAAGATAAACTGGATAAACCGCAAAACATTTTTTGCAAGTCTTTACTAAGTTTTTAGGCTTTTCATCTTCGAGATCCTTATCCTTGATGTATGCAAAACGGACGTCAAAAGGAAGCCCATGCCTTGAAGAATTGTTCCCAAAGTCGATAATAATTGCTTTTTCTTTTATGTATTCTGGTTTGGTGAATCCGCAAGTAGGACACGCGCTAGAATTGTCATATTGGCTTTTACACTTGCCGCACTTTCGGTAAGGTCTTAGTAGCCTCCCGACTTGTTGAATGTATAGGATCTCACTTTTTGTTGGTCTGGCCATGAGTCCTATTTCTGCCTCTGGAATATCGACTCCAGTAGAGAAGATATTCACGTTACAGAGTACCTTTATCGTTCCATTCTTTAGTGCTTTTATTGCATTGTCTCGGTCTTCTTGCTTAGTGGATTCGTCGCAATGGATAGCAGGGATTCCATGTCTTTTAAAAGACTCTGCCATTAAAACAGAATGGTTTTTATCCACGCAAAAACAGATTGCAGGCTTGTTGAATCCATATTTTTTGTAGTTTCCCACAACGTCGCCCACAATCTCCATCTCCTGCATTTTTGATGAAAGTTGAGTTTTGCCGTAGTCACCCGACATATCGTTTTTAATGTCCGACAAATCAATATCACTTGGGATATAGACTTCCGCATTTGTGAGATAATTTTGATCTCTTAACTCATGCACCTCTATTGGCTTTACGACACAATCAAAGAATGAATGAACTTTTTTTCCGATAGGAAAAGGAGTAGCAGTCAAACCGATGAAGATTGTTTTCTCCGAGAAGATAGAAAGAAATTCTTTGTAAGTTGGAGAAACTGAATCATGCGCTTCATCTATAATAACGTAGTCATAGTCTCGTAAAAAATCAGTATCTCTTCTCGTTACTGTATCAATTGAGCAAATCTGAAAATGCTTGTTTTTGTCAAATCCTTTTTGAGTATTGAGCATAAGCGAAGAGTCAATCCCTGCCCTTAAAAAGTGATTCCTTGCTTGAAGTACAAGTTGTTTTCTTCTTACAACAAAACAGACTTTCTTTTTATTTTTAAAAAGTCCTGAGGCGATCACAAGAAATATAACGCTTTTACCACCGCCAGTTGCCAAGAAAAAGAGAACCTTCTTGTAGCCTTGCGCGAGTGCTTCTCTGGTTAGTTGG